ATTACTATAGAAGTTTAACATACAAAGAAAAAGAAGAGTATAAATACGAACCTGAAGAACTTATTGACCTAGAGAAAAAATATACAGCATTTAAAACTAATGAAAAGATAAACGATAGAGCAAGAACAATACTTGACTTTCAAGACATGGTTCAAAAGTTTTCAGATAATGAAGAAACTTCAGAAGATATTTGTAGAAATATAAAAATATTAATAGTAGATGAGGCACAAGACTCTAGTGTTATACAAAGAAGAGCCGAAGCAGTCATGTCAAAAAATGTGGATTACTTTTACAAAGCAGGTGATCCAGACCAATCTATATTTGAGTTTGCCGGTGCAGATCCAGATTCTTTTCATAGAGAGTTTGCAAAACCTGAAATAGAATTAGAACAAGGTCACAGATGCCCAAGATTAGTTAACGAATATTGCAAAGAAATTATAAAACCTATCTGGGAGCATTACGATTATTCTAGAATGTGGAAGCCAAGAGAAACAAAAGAGGGTCAAATTATAGAGGGTGAAATATTTGAAATGTCTGATTTGACGCAAGACCCTTTTGCGTTAGAATTAAAAAATAGAATATTAAATACGAAAGAAAATTTTATATTTACGTACAGAGGAAACGAACCCTCTATTATGATTTCTTATTTAAAAGAAATAGGTATGCCTATTAAAATACCAAAGAATGCAAAACTTAAATTTAAATATCCAACAGCTGAAATAAAAAATCAAAGATCATTTTTAGAATTATCAAGAGGTGAAAATGTTTCTTTAGCAAAAATAAAAACAATGTTAAAAAGTGTAAACCCTGAGTATCTAGCATCAGATAAAAATATAGAAGATGTTGATAGAGGTAGTTATAATAAAAAATGGTTAGTAGAACAAAAATATTTAGTGCCAGGTGTTATGGACATCAATGACTTTCAATTAATAAATAAAATTAATTCTGTGATAGAGTCAAATTACATACGAAAAATTGTCAATAATAACAGAGATTTAGAGGATAAAAGAATATTTTTAGAAAATATACACACGATAAAAGGTAAAGAATTTGATAATGTTGTTTTAGATATGACATTAACAAATGAAGAGGAAGACTTTGTTAAAAGACGTATGGCTTTTGTAGCATGCTCTAGAGCAAAGCAAACACTATGGACAATCAAAAGTAGAACAAACTTAACATTACACAGGAGGGCATATGACGCATAAAGATATATTTGATGATGCATTTCCACAAAATAAACAGATCGGAGGGAGTCACTATAAAAATTTTTATATACAACCTTATGAGTTTATTTCAAAAAATGATCTTTCGTTCTTTCAAGGAAACGTAGTGAAATACGTTTGCAGGTATTTGAACAAAAACGGTATACAAGACTTAGAAAAGATTATACATTACTGCGAGTTGGAAATTAAAAAATTGAAAGATAAAAAATGATAGCACCAGAGTTGTCTGAGGTAAAGATAAAAGATGGTGAAATTGTTGCTGTCGACTTAGAGACACACGATCCAGACCTCAAGACCCATGGATCAGGGGCCATAGTGGGTAAAGGTAAAGTGTGTGGTATTGCATTAGCCTATGGAGATGAGAGATTTTATTTTCCCATAGCACATAAAGGCTCTACATCTAATCTTGCTCCTAGTCTTGTATGGAGAAGTTTAAATAGAAAAATTTTTCAAAATGAAAAAGTTACAAAAGTGTTTCACAATGCAATGTATGATGTGTGTTGGATAAGAGCTACGACAGGGATGATGCTAAAAGGACCAATCTATGACACTATGATTGCAGCATCTATCATAGATGAAAACAGATTACGTTATAGTTTAGATTCTCTAGCAAGAGATTACCTTGGAGAGTCTAAATATAAAAGTGATTTAAGTGATAGAGCATTAGAAGAACATGGAGTCTCTGATCCTATGTCTAACATGCATCTATTACCTTATGATTTAGTTAGAGATTATGCAGAGCAGGATGTAAATCTTACACTACAGCTGTGGAGAAAGTTTGAAAAAATAATTAAAACTCCAGTTAATACAAAATCAAAAAGAAAAAAAACTTTAGAAAATATTTTTGATTTAGAAACTAGATTATTTCCTTGTCTTGTAGAGATGAGATTTAAAGGTGTAAGAGTTGATGAGGAGAAAGCAAAATTACTTGGACAAGAATTAAAAGAAGAACAAGCAAAGATAGTAAAAATTATAAAAGAAGAAACAAAAGTAAGTGTAGATATCTGGGCTGCTGATTCAATACAGCCATTATTAGAGCAACAAAAAATAACAGATTATAAAACAACGCCAAAAACAGGGCGACCTAGTATAACAAAATCATATTTAGAATCACACCCTAATAAATATTTAAAAATGATTGCAAAAGCCAGACAACTTGATAAACTATTCAACACTTTTGTGCATGGTATTTTAAAATTTGTACACAAAGGTAGAATACACGCAGAAATAAATCAAATCAGATCTGAAAAAGGTGGAACGGTAACCGGAAGGTTCTCCATGTCTAATCCTAACTTACAACAAATTCCATCTAGGAGCGATCAAGGTAATAAAATTAGAAGTTTGTTTTTACCAGAAGAAGATCACAAATGGGCATCATTTGACTACTCACAACAAGAGCCAAGACTAGTTGTGCACTACGCTTTAAAAAATGGATTACATGGTGCTGAAGATATGGCAGATGAATATAATGAAAATATAGACACAGACTTTCATGAAATTGTTGCAAGAATGGCAAAGATAACAAGAAAACAAGCTAAAACTATTAATTTAGGCCTATTTTATGGCATGGGAAAAAACAAATTAGCTAGATCTTTAGAGCTAGAAGACGACGAAGCAAAAGAATTGTTTAATCAATATCATACTAAAGTGCCTTTTGTTAAAAAATTATCAAACGGATTACAAGAGTTTGCAGAAAAGAATAAAAATATTTTTACATTAGAAGATAGGTTCTGTAGATTTGACAGGTGGGAGCCAGTAAATAAAGAGTGGAATGGAGAGAAGGGTGTTTTTGAGGTTAGTGAGTATAAAGAGGTAGAAGGTAAAAAACAAATAGTAAAAGTACCTGTCCCAATATTAAAAAGACATGAGGCAGAAAATAGATATCTTGCAAACAAAGTAAAAAACCAAGAAGCAAATGATCCACACTGTAAAAATTTTGAGGACTATTATAGGCCAGCTTTTACATACAAAGCTTTAAACCGATTAATACAAGGGTCTGCAGCAGATATGACAAAGAAAGCCATGGTATTATTATTTGAACAAGGTATTGTTCCTCATATACAAATCCATGATGAGTTATGTTTTTCTATAAAAACTGAAAAACAAGCTAACAAGATAAAAAAAATTATGGAGGATGCTATAAAATTAAAAGTGCCTAATAAAGTGGACTATGAATCAGGACCTAATTGGGGTACAATAACATGAGGATAAACTATGGCTTACTTAAATGCAAATATACCTGTGGAGTACGCACAAATCAGGAGAGAATATTTATATGATCTTAAAAAACATCATGGAGAAGTTGAAGACTGCATCATATTCGGCGTTACGTCTATCACTGGGCGTGCTTTATTATTTCATGCTATTATGGAAAACGGTGCAATATTTTATCGCCTACCAATTAGCGCGTTTATTCAAAGAGGATTTAAAGTCACCGAGGTGCCCCAGCGACGACTTGATGAACTTCAGCTCTGGAATGCTTTTAGTTATTATCCTTCTGTTCATTGTTGGGACATTCTAGAATCACAAGCAGGTAAATATATTGGTAAAGATAAAAAGTGGCATCATGGAAAATATTTATTTACTGTTGACTTTGCTCATCCAGAGCCTAATATACTCGACACTGATCATTCTGAGATCCCGCACGAGCATAAGTGCGCTCACGTACTTGCGTTAAATGATGGCAACTACGCAGCACAACCTAACAATAGATTAATTTGGGACATACCATCGTTTACGGTGAAAGACCAAGTGCCTGATTGGAAGGTTCAAACTAACTACTGGAACGTGGAAGATACAGGACTTTGGAAAACCGAAGACACTGATAATTTCTTTTACGAGATGGAGGAGAAAAAACATGATTAAAAAAGTAAAAGACAAAGCTTTACACTACTGGGCAAACCACAAAATTGAGTCTCTTGTGTTTATAGTTTTAGTAGCAGCTTTAATTATTAAATAATGAATTTAGTAGATTTATTAAAAAAAAATATAGTAATGGTGCCTGTGGTGGCCTCACTTGTAGTGGGGACATTCACAGGTGTCAGATATGTTGTTAATTTAACAGATAGTATTAATCAATCAGAGCAAGAGATAGTAAATCTACAAAGAGATCTAACAGTAGCTGAAGAAAAAATAGCAGAAATAAATACAAGACTATCTTCTGCAGAAGCTACATGGCAGATGGCAGAAAATTTATATAGACAATTAGCAGATCAAGTCAGAGAACACGACTATGATATTAAGGATCTGAATAGGTAATGTATTATGGAGATAGCCAGGATGGATTACAGATTTACAGCGATACTTATAATACTGTTATGCTCTCTAGCTTTTTTTGTGGAACCTGCATGGCCTAGAAATGAGTATCTCAATGACGGTACTAATACTTGTAGC